CCTTGCGGCCCGTCGTCACCTTGCGGCCCGTCGTCCCCTTGCGGCCCGCCGTCACCTTGCGGCCCGTCGTCCCCTTGCGGCCCGTCGTCCCCTTGCGGCCCGCCGTCACCTTGCGGACCATCATCTCCCTGTGGGCCGCCGTCACCTTGGGGCCCGTCGTCACCCTGCGGCCCCGCGTCTCCTTGTGGGCCTCCGTCCCCTTGGGGACCAGCATCGCCCTGCGGCCCGTCGGTGCCCTGCGGGCCAGCGTCCCCCTGCGGGCCATCGGTGCCCTGCGGGCCAGCGGCACCCTGGGGACCGCCCGGCCCGGTGGCCTTGAACTCGACCGCGATCCACTGCCAGCGCGGGTCCACTGCGCCGTTCCCGCCCGCCCCGACGATGCGGAATAGATAGGCGCCCTTCGCGCCCGCCACGAGGTCGGCGAAGACGCCCTGCTTCAGGCCGGTCCCGACTCCCACACCAAGCGCGCCCGCCGCTCCGGTATCGCACGCCAGCCAGTTCGCGCCGCCATCAACGGAATACTGGAGGTTGAACGTCGCGCCCGCATAGCCCGCCCGCTCCTGATAGCACCAGACCTTGAAGGCGGTCTTGTAGGTCGTATCGAGGGGCTGTTCATACAACGGATTGCGGCCGCCGGAGACGGTAGCGAACAGACCGCTCGCGGGACCGAACATATTCTGCCACTGCACGATGTCGATACCGGGCAGGAAATAGATGAGCCCACTGACCTCGGCGCTTTCGGCGCCCTCGCCGGCAGCACCCTGCGGCCCCTCGTCGCCTTGGGGGCCGTCCCCGCCGGCGTCTCCCTGGGGACCAGCGTCTCCGTCCGCCCCTTGTGGCCCTGCGTCGCCCTGCGGGCCGAGGAGGCCGCTGAACTTCACCCAGGCCGTGCCGTTCCACGTGTAGCCGACCGATTCGTCAGAGACGAAAACCGCGTCGCTGGTCGTAGGCGCCGTGAAGTCCCAGGTCGCGCCGTTATGTTCGGCGATGTCGTCATCATGCCCGGCCCAATCGCCCGTTGCGCCCGCGGCGACGAGATAACGTTCCCCGCCGGTCTCGCCCCCCGGAGGGGCGGTCAGGTCTTTGTCGAGCACGGGGTCTTTCCAGGACAGCCCGGCCGCCATCGTGTCCACCTTGATATCCACGTAACCCTTGCTTGTCGGGTGGGTGTCCAGCGTGGGCGTCTCCGGGATGGTGGGCAGCACCAGAAAGGCCACCTGGTGATCCACGCTCTCGGTTCCCTCACTCTCGGTGTGGACGACGTGGGTGTTGATGTACGAGATTACCTCTTCGAGTTCGGCGTGAGTTTGCGTCCCGATGCCCGAGAGATCGCCATGCGCGAGCGTTACGTTCTTCCACAGGCCGCTGGCCGTCTCGTATTGCAGAACCTGCTTGTCGAGCGGCGTAACGATGAGACAGTCACTCAGGCCGGAGAGCAACGTAGCGCCGCCGCCCCCACCGCCGCCCGTCAAGACGGTTTCGAGGCCGTTCTCGTCGAGTGAGCAGATGGCGATCTGCTCGGCCACCGTGCGCGCGTAGATCTTCACGTAGCCTGCGGCGGGCGTCGCTGGCAGATCCACGAGCAGAGTAAAGAGCGTGTGAGTCCCGACTTGGACGGCGCCGGTAAGGATGATCCCGGCGAACGTCGGGGTGTCGGTGGTTTCGAGTGCCTGGTCAGAGATGTTGGCTGCGGTGTGGGTATGGGCCGGGAGGTCGCTCCCATCTGCCGTGCCGAGCGTCCCCGTGGTGCGCTTGACAATGCCGGTCGCGGTCCCTACCTTCAGCCCGGCGAACTCGGGTGAGTCGGCCTTCTTGATGTTCTGGTCGATCATCTCGTTGAACGTCCCGGCGGTGATCAGCATCTCGACGGATTCGCCCAGGTCATGCGCGACGGCGCTGCTGCTCTCCTGGGCGCGCGTGATGGTGATGACGTTGCCCGTGCGCGCGGTGGCGCGCACGACCTCCATGCCCGGATCATCGTCGGGGTCGGGATAGTCGGCCCGATCCCAGATGGTGAGCAGGAAATCGCCGACGGCGGGGAAGCGATCCCCGGCAACGACGGTCAGCGTCGCTGCGCCAGCCGTCAGCGCGGCGGAGAGCGTGCTCTTCGAGTTATTCTGCTTCTGCAGGAAAAGATCAGGCATGATGCTGCCCCTTTTGGCCGGTGGCCTATGGCCTCTGGCCGCTCTAAATTGCTGCTATTCGATTGTCCGTTTTTCCGCCACCCCTTAGCGGCGGGTCGCTAGCCGATGCAGTCAACCCACACCGTAACCGGGCAGGTCTCGCCGCCGCCGAGCGTCGCGGCCTGCGCGCGCACGCGCAGGTAGCGGTCGGCCTGCGACATCTGGAACCGCCCCGCGACGCCGGCGCCCAGCGTGCGGAGTCCGGTCGAGTCGATGTTCTCGGTGAGCCACGGCCCGTCGGCGCTGGGGCTGACCTCGATGATGCACTCCGCAAAGGCGGTCGTGGTCGAGCGGTTCTGGATCGTGACGGTCTTGAGCGGATACTCGCCCAGGTCCCAGGGCCCCGAGATTACGGCCAGGGCGTCGTCGCCCAGTGCTGCGGTGAGTTGCGGCTCATGCAATCCGTTAGGCATGTCCATTTCTCCTTTGCTTGCCTCTAATACCAGCGTCGCCGCCGGAAGAGGACGATCATGTTTTCGAGCCGATGCAGCAGCATCGCGATCACGCCCGGGCCGCGATAGCCGGTACTGTTGTAGCCGAATCGGTTGAACGCCATCTAAACCTCCAATCGCCCGGGCGGGCGGAAGCCGGGCTTGAGCGCCACCAGGTGGGCCTGCGCGTAGGGAATCTGATGTTGCCTATGCCACTGCGTCGGGAAATAGGTCTGCAGTGCCAGGCATTGGAATCGCACGCGCTTGCACTCCTCGGGCAGAAACCGATGGAACTTCTCCTTGCACCAGTACCAGAAAGAGTTCTCATTCCAGCATGATCGGTGCGTCGGGTCCTGCCATGCCCCCCGCCCGTCCGTGCTGGGCGTCCGCGAAAACAGGAATCCACCCGGCGCCAGCACGCGCCAGATTTCGCTCATGGTATGGATCGGATCGCGCAAATGCTCCAGTGCGTCCGAGGCCCAAATGACGCCGACGACCCCGCTGTCGAATGGCCACTCGCGGTCCAGGTCGGCGATCACGTCGGCCTGTTCCGCGCCGCGATCCACGCCGAGATAGCCGGGCCGCACCTTGGCGCCGCAGCAAATGTCGAGCGACTGTAGGCCATTGAGGGCAGCCCACTTCAGCGCGAGGCGCTCGAGGTACTCGGCGCGCACCTTGCGGGTCGCCTCCTGCACATCCTTATTCAGCACCAGGTATGAATTGTCGCCGTGCAGCCGGTAGAGATAGAGCAGCTCGTCGAGATGGACGACCTTCGAGTCGAGGTAGAGGCGGCACATGAGATCGTGATCATCGGCCACCAGCATCTCGGCATCATGCCCGCCCACGCGCCAGTATTCGCGCGCCCGCCAAGCCCGCAGGTGATTCGGCGCGAAGATGATCGCGGCCAGCGAGTGGGCGGTCGGCGGAAAGGTCCGGGCCTCACGTACCGCGTGGCCATCATACTCGGCGTCCCGATACTGCCATCCATAGGCGGCGTTGTATTCGTGGGGCGCCCAGGTTCCGTGGCGGAACTCCGCGAAATTGCTGTAGACCAGCCCGATGTCGGGGCCAGCCTCGAAAGTCTCGGCCACGCGCTGCAGGGCGTTGGGCATCAGGAGATCATCATGGTCGAGTTCGACGATGATCTCACCCCGCGCCTGCTCGCAGGCGAACCGCTTGATGGCCCCGATGTTCGGCTCGCCGGTGTAGGGGCAGACGCGAATAGGCAGGAACGCCTTTTCAACGAACTCGGTGGGAATCTGCGCCCCACCATTCGGGACGAGAACCCACTCGAATCCGTCGCCATACGTCTGCCGCCTCAGTGACTCGGCCGCTTCGCCAAGGTATCGCGGATCGTGCGTTGGTGTGATGACGCTGATCACTCTGCGATCCTCCCTAACATCATCGTCGGTCGGCCCGTCTCGCCGCTCATCATCACCCCGACGTTATCGCCTACGCGCGCCTGCGCGTCACCCACCGCCTCGACCTCGTAACTGGCGCCCGCCACCGAGACCCGATAGCGCCCCGCGCCCAGGTAGGCCGTCACCTGCCCGACCGCCGCGCGATCGCCCTTGCCGGCCAGCCGCTTGATCGCTCGGTAGAGTCTGCTCACTCCGCCACCACCCGGGCCGCATAGATGTATCGGTTGCCCTCGACGAAGGCCGCGAATCCATCCTGCCCCGCGATGCCATCCGCCGCGGCGAGGTGATAGAACTCGAGGCTGTAGCCGAGTGGCTGCACGACCGACGGCACGATCTCCTCCTCGGGCAAACCGATGTAATAGAGGTCCTGACTGTCGTAGGCGTGGGCCCAAATGCCGACCGAGTCTGATTCGGGGCCGAAGTTGGACTGGACGGCATGGCTGGAATGCCCCGCCGCCTCCGTGATGAGGAGGCCACTGCCCGTCCACACGATGCTGCCGCCCTCGATACGGCCGCTGCGCCATTGCGCGCTGCCGTCGCTGGCCGTGAAGGCCATGTAGAACTCGTCGCCGATCGCGCGCGCTGAGATGCTGACCGCGCGGAAGCCGGCATCCTGGAGATCGCCCCAGGCGCCGCCATAGACCCGATACTGTAGATTGATCGTGTCGGAGGACCAGAGCAGCACCAGGTTCTCCCCACACCGTGCCAGGATCGGCATCCCCTCGAACGTGCTCGCGCTGGTGTGGGTGGCGTCGAGGGTCTGCGTCCAGGCGTCCGCGCTATCCGGCGCATCGGATCGCCAGATGATCTCGCGGCGCTGATAGGAGCCGGGCGGATTGGGCGGGATCGGCTGCTCGTCCCAATTGATCGCCACGTGCCAGTACCCGTCCGAATCGCGCACGATGCTCGATCCCCAAATGCCTCCGGTGAGGTAGGCTCCCGGCAGGACATGAGCCGCAGAGTGAGCGAGCGTGGCCGCCACCGGGTCAATGTCTGTCTGCCAGACGACCATGCCCAGCGTTCCGGGCGGCGTGCTGTAGGAGTAGGCAGTCTGCATCACGAGATCGCCGTGGCCGGCGTAGGCAAGGCCGACGCCCGGGTCTAGGGCAATGCCCACGAGGACACTCCAGTTCGCCGTGGTGAACTGATCAGCGGCGCGATAGAACCAGTAATCCTCATCGGGCAGGAAGCGCCGCCCGCAAATCCAGTGCCCGCCGAGGCTGTCGCGGTGCGCCAGGCTGATGCGCGTGTTGAAGGCATAGCTGTTGACGAGGACCTGCTCCCAGCGGAAGGACGCGCGGGCGCCCGGCAGAAACGTCGGCTGCCCACGCCGGCTGTAAGGCACCAGCAGCGTGTTGCCGTCCACACGCGCCCACGCGACGCGCGCGCCCGCTTGCGGGATCGCATTGCCGGCGATGAGGACGCGCTCGCTGCGGCCCGAGATCCGCAGGCTGCCAGGCTCGCCCACGATGATGCCCGCGCCGGTCGTTCGCTCGGCGCGCAGGATGCGCCTGATTATCGTGGCCAGTCGGCTCATACGTTCACCCAGCATTCCAGCGCGATCTGATGCATCCAGGTCGCGCGCTCTTCATCGTAGTCGGTCGTGATGGCCGTGATGATGCAGTCCACGAGAGACGGCGTCGCGCCCGGCAAGTTGGTCAAGGTGATTTTGTCGCCCTTGCGGTAGGGCCAGGGGCGGGGCCAGACGAGCGAGACCTCATAGAGATCAACCGCATAGTCGCCCTCAGCCGCCAGGGCGCCGCGCTCGTGCACGATGTCCTCGGCGATTCCGTCGAGCACGGTGCCGAATGGATCGCGCACCTGGTCGTTGCGCCAGGTGAGCGGCTCCGTGCCGTGCCCGGTGGCGCTGCCGTCGCATTGATGCTGCACCCCGCTTACCTTCGCCAGCGTCGGTTCCTGCTGGTCAGGCGTGTCATTCCATCGACCGTCCTGGTCGGGCGCCGTGTGGAGGGATGATGGCAGAACGCCCGGGCGTGTGTCTGCCTTGGGGAAGCCGGCCTTCACATTGGCCTGCCACGTCTCACTCGCGGCGGACCAGACCATGCGGTGCTCGGTCGTCACGGTGCGCACGTCAGTCGGCGTGATCTGCTCATACCGCGTCACGGTCCGATCGAAGGCGGTGTGTTCGTCAACGTCGGGATTTCGCGTCTCCTCGTCGCGCAGGACGAGTCGCCACGATGAATCATAGCCCATCCGCACGCTCTTGATGGTGCGGGCGCGCGTGGGCTGGTTGGGGAGCGCATCGGGATTGGTGATGACCTCCGTGCGCTGAATCACCAGGACGCGGCCCAGCCAGTTGCCGTCTGCGTCCTCGATGTCGCGGTAGGTGCTCTCCTCGATCTCGCGCGTCGTCGGGACATAGCCCTCGCCGATAATCAGCCCCGTCTCGGTTACTCGCCGCCCGGGCTCGGAGTCATCCACCTGCACAACCGCCGTAGCCGCCTCGGTCTCGGTGGCATTTTCGAGCGTCTGGCTGGCGTACCCATAGGTATCATGCTCGGTCCAGGTCCCGCCGTAGACCTCGACCTCGCCGAGCGGCACCTGGCGCGTGCGCCGAATGCTCTCGAGGCGCCCCTGGTGGCAGTCCACGCTGGCGAGGTTCGTGCCGTTCCCGCGCCGGCGGACGATCAGTTGATCGTCGTCCACCCAGGCGTCGGTATACCAACGGCGCGTGGCGCGCAGCGGCTCGAGGAGGCGCGCCAGGGCCGCACTCACCGTCTCGTCGGCCTGGAGCACGAATTGCGCCACCTGGTAATCATCTGCCTCCCATAGGAGCACCAGCCCGGCCTCCGTGGCGAGACGGCGGGCGATGCTGCTGGCGGCGGGGTACAATTTCGTGCCGGCTGTTTCTCCGGCTCCGCGCGCCTGCTCGCTGTAATCGCCGTAGCCGTAGGACTGCTCGATCCGGTGATCTATCAGGAGCGACGCGCGGTCGCGTGCGTGCAGGACGCTGCGCAACGATGCCTCGTCGGCGCTGAGCTCGGCTTCATCCACCCGGAACACGCCATAGTCGCGGAAGAGATCGCCGCCATCTACGCGGAGGCCCAGGCGCACCGTGATCTCGTCGCCCGGGCCGAGCGTGCGCCAGGCCGCGGCGGTAGCGGTATAGGGCGCCGCCGAGTCTTGCTCGACCATAGTCAGCGCCAAAGCGTCGGCGAGTGCGTCCAGGCTACTCTCTATGCGGCAACTCGTCGGTTTGATCGTGATGGCCATCAGGAGAACGTCACTTCCTGCCGGGGCGCGATGATGCGCTCCGCCGCCGCGTCCCGGAGATCGCTGTTGATTATCGTCACCCCAAGGGTGAAGGGTTTTGTCATCTTCGGCGAGACCGTGCAGCCGAGCAAGAACGGCGAGATCAGATGGTCGTTATAGACGCTCGCCGCGAGCAGGAACCGCGAAACCAGGAGCGGCGAGATCGTCGCGTCGAGACGAAAGCGCGAGGGCAGACCCTTCGCGACCGTGATCGCCTCGGCGCCGCTGGCCCCGTCCTCGGCGCCCTTGTGGGGCGCCGCGTTGACCGCGATGGATTCCGAGCCGGTGGCGTCGTCGCTGGCGCTCTTCTCCGTCGCGACCTCGACCGAGGCGGACTCACTGCCGGCGGCATCATCGGAGGCATTCTTCGCCGTGGGCGCCCCGAAGTCGCCCTCCCGCCACACGAACCAGCGATAGGTGTAGCCGCTCGCGTTGACGGTGATATGATTGCCCACCTCGAACCCGTTGGCATTGAGGGCCTGAATATAATTGGCGGAGGCGGTGCCGTTCGCAAACTGGAGCGCGAGGTCTCCCGCCAGGCTGCTCGGACGCGCGATCACTGGCGAGGCGCCATCCCGCTTGACCCAGGCCAGGCCTCCCCCGCTCAGGTCAATGCCGGTATCAATGAGCCGCCCGTCTATGCCATCGCCAACGTAACTGCCATAGGCCGTGCAACCGGCGACCGCCGCGAACGCGAACCAATGCTGCCAGACGCCGTTGCCATTGCAGTTTCCGCCGACCTCGAACCCGTCCGAGAGCAGCGCCTGGATCTTGTTGGAGCCGTCCGTGTAGGAGCCGAACTCCGCCGATACGTCGCCCACCATGCTAAGCGTCCGCAGATAGCCCCGCAGCCCACTGCTGTCGGGCTTGTGGCCCACCAGCGCCGGTGCGAAGCCGAGACCGTTGATCTGCAGCCCGTCCAGTCCGGTCCCCAGGAAAGTGTTGTAGGCGAAATCGTGGGCCCCATTGTCCGCGAACGCCATGCAGTGATAGGTCTGCCCGCTGGTGTTGACGGTCGCGGATGTCCCCAACGTGATGCCGTCCGCGTCGAGCGACTTGATGCCGGTCGCGATAGCGGTGTTGGCCGCCGCCAGGACGATGCTGTAGGGCGCGCCCATCGCGGCGGTGCGCATGATCGCGTACTGGCTGGTGGATTGGCTCTTGACGATGGCGATGCCGGGCTGAATCCCGAACCCGGTGATGCCGTGCCCGTCAATGCCGTTTCCGATGTAGGAGATCAGGCGCGTCTGCATACGATCCTCTAGGCGAGTGGCGTCTCGATGGTGACCAGCCAGGTCTCGGCGCCCTTCGTGCCGAGGTCCTCGATGGCGTGATTCAGGATGATGGCCGCGACCGCGCCGTTGTCGATGACGATCTCCTGCCAATGGAATTGCGCCTCGCCGGAGGCGGCGGTGCCCTGCCAGGTTGTCTTCTTATCGGCCCCACTGCCCACCAACGGGTAACCCGTGTTCATCGCCATGAAGAAGGTCGAGGGTCCCTCCAGCGCCGTGTCTTGATCGGTGGCGGGCGTGGTGCCGCTGCCCACACCAATTCGCGCGTTGGCATTGGAGTAAGCCGTCGCCGCCGCGCCGGTGGCGAGCTTGAAGAACTCCTCGATGCCGCCGCGTGTCCACACATTGCCCAGGCGCTCGATGAGATCATAGGGTCGCTCAGTGCGGTAGAAAGCCTCCTCGCCGCGCAACGGCCCCAGGGCCTGGCGGTAGAGGGCGATGTCCGCCTTGAACTTCGCAACGACGATGTGGCTGGTGCCCCTGACTGGCTCAATGCAGATCATGCTACGCCTCCTCGAAATAGACATAGGCCCAGCGTGGATTGCCGACCTCAGTCGTGCTCGCCGGGACGTTGTAGCGCATCCAGATCGCCGCGTAAGCCCCCACCGCCAGCGAGCCGATGTTGACATTGGCCGTGCCCCACGTGTCTGCGCTGCCGCTGGTGTTCAGCGTCGGGACGTTGGCGCCCAGGGAAGCGTCGGGGATCGCGTCCAGGTAGGTCGTCGCGGTGTTGTTGGGGAGCGTGGCGACGAGCTTCTTCTGCGTGCCGCCGACTGCCGTCCGATAGATCTTCCGCTGAGTGGTGCCCGCCGGGCCGGTGGGGATCGCGGAAAGTGAGACCTGCTCGTTGCCGCCCGTGGTGACCACCGTCTCCTCGGTGCCCGCGCTGGTCTCGCCGTTGGCGGTGACGAACGTGATCGCGTACTTATACGTCCCGACTTCGAGCTCGGTCCCGGCGGCGGGCGCGAGCGTCGGCGCGGTCGGGGGCGTCAGGGGCACGTCAGCGGCGATCTGGAGCATCGAGAGGCCGTCATTCGTGCCGAGCGCGACGCGGCGAAAGCGCGTGCTCGCCAGGACCTCGGCGCCGTCCGAGTCGTTCCGCCACCATCGACGCAGAGGCGTCGAAGTGGCGCCGTCCACCACCGCGCCCTGGTCGTAAGAGTCGCTGGCGGCAGTCACGCCGTCGCTCTCGAATATCGTCACCCATTTAGCCATCGGCCTTCTCCCCGTAGGCGGCGAGGAAGCGCCGCGTCAATTCCTCGGTCACTTCTTCGAGGGCCTGCGTCCAGGTTTTATCAGCGAACCCCCGCAGATCGGCGGGCAACTGCCCGATCATCCGCTGCGCGACTTGCCCCATGCGGTCGAGCATGATATGGACGATCTCATGGCAGGCGTTGTGGCTTGATTTGCCATCGCCAAGAGGGTTCACCCGGACCGTTGCCTCTTTGTTGGCGAGCCAAATCTGTGCGGAGGCAGTGCCGCTGATCGTATCATCGGCGGTGATGACGATCTCCCAATCGCGGTCGAGCAATCGGCTCACCCATTGCTCAACCTTGGCCCGAAACTCGGGAGCGCCGCCCAGTTGTGCTGCGTCTTTCAGCATCGGTTCTCCTCAAGCCACCACGTCGAGCACCATCTCGACGCGGTAGGCATCGTAGCCCTGAATCCGCTCGGCCTTGAGTTCGCGGAACAGGACGGTATAGGAGCCGGACTTGTGATCGACCCACGTGTAGGGCGTCGCGGTCGCGGCATAGAGGGTCTGGAAGCTGCCGAGCGTGGTGCCGGTCATGTAGTCCGTGCGCAGGCGAATCTGCTGATCCACGTCCACGACCCCGAAATCCTGCCAGACCCGCCCGCCGCCGAACGTCGCGTGACTAGACAGGCGGCGCACGGCCACGTTGTCATCGTAGGAGATCGGGTCGTAATCGAGATAGACCCGATCTTCCTCCTCTCCACCCACCGCTACCATGTAGCAGGCCGCCATCGTTTACTCCGTCGGGAACCTGTGATCGCGTTCGAGACCAGCCGCGATCCTGTCTTCCAACTGCTGCAATATCCGATTGAGATCACGGTCACCCTGAATCCGAGCGCCGTTGATGTAGACATTCATGGTGCGTCCGCCCGCGGCGGCAGCCACCGCCGGCCTGAGTGTGATATTGCCGAGGCCCTTTACTCGCGCGTCCAGGCGGTCAAAAATGCGGTTGATCTCAGTGAGGATGCTGCCGCTTGTGCGGCGGAGTTGTGCGCGGACACCCTCCTGCTCGCGTTCAAGTTGCGTGATCTGCGCCTGGCTCTGCGCCTTGCGCTCCTCAAAGGCGGCTTTTTCCTGCGCAATGATCGAGCTGGTCGCGCCAACGAGCTGCTCCCGGAAGAACGCCAATTGCTCCAGGGCCTTGTCCTGCGCGAGCGCGCCTTCCTGACCCAATTGGGCGGCGAGGCGATAGCCCTCCTGTGCGAGGTCGCGCAACGTCTGCGCATCAACTCCGGGTTCGGCCATCATGGCACGGAGTTTGTCGAGGGTCGCGGTGTCCACGCCGGCGAGAGCCTCGGGGGTGGCCTCGCCCCCGATCGTGAGCACGTCCTTCTGATATTGGGCGAGCGTGTTCATGGCATCGACTTGATAGCCAGCGATCTTCCGCGCCCAGTCAAGTTCCTCCGCCGCCCAGGACTTGCGCGCGGCCGCGAGCGCCGCCTCCTTGGCAGTGAGCTCGTCCACCATGCGGGCCCGCGTGTCGCGAATCTGCTGGGCCAGTTGCAGTTCCTCGCGGAGCAGAGGCTGGGCCACTCCGACTCGCTGGGCGGCCTGATTCACCTGCTGCACCCAGGCGATCACCTTGCCGAGTTCGGCGATATACTCGCCGGTCTGGAGTTTTCCGGCCTGGCGCATCTCCTCGACCGCCTGTGACCAATCGCCTGCGATCGTCTGCGCCGACGACCGGAAGATCTGCTGTTGCCTTTCGAGGGCCTCAGCAATGATGCGCCGCCGGTCGGCCTCCTCATCGCGCTGCAATTTCGCGATCAGTTGCAGACGGTACTGGGCGCTGAGTCGCGCTGCCTCATTCTCATCCACACCTTGAGCGGTCAGCGCCGTAGCACGCTCCTGCGCTTCCAGTTCGATATTCAGGATGGCGGCGGCGTGTCGTTTGCCCTGCATTTCGAGTAGCATCTGCTCGGTGCGCATGATCTCGCTGCGTGAGGCCCCCTCTGCCTCAGCGCGCTTCCGCTCGGCCAATGCGCCCGCCACCGCCGGGTCCACCCCCGCTTTGATGGAAGCCTCGCGCTCGCGCTCGATGGCATCAATGCGCGATTCCGTGGCATCCCGCAAGTCGGTCTCAGCCCGTGCCTGGGCCTGCGCGACGGCCAACTCGCCTTCCCTCGCTGTCTCAGCGTCGGCGACTCTGGCATTGTACTGATTCAGCTTGCTCAGGAACTTGTCCATGTCGGCGGTGCGATAGCCCGCCCACTCCATCAGGCGGCTCCACAACCCGGGCACCGCGATCTGCTCGACCTCGACCTTCGCCTTGACGGCCCGCTTCTCGATTTCGCGCAGGCGCTCGGCGAAGTCCTTGCCCATTTGACTGGCGGCCGCAAATTGCTTGTAGAGCAGATTGATCCCGGCGGCGATGGCCACGATGCCAAGCGCGCCGCCGCGCAGACTCCCGACGATGCCCGATCCCAACGCCTGCGCGCCGGCCAGGGAGGTCAGCGCATATTTGAGACGCATGGCGGCGGCTGTCACCGAGTTGAGCACGATTGCGCCTTCCGCCGTCGTGCCCAGCATGAGTTTGAATGCGCCCAGGAAGCCGCCCATGAGCACAATTGATTCCTTGAGGTGCAGGTTGTAGAGGATGAATGCCGCCGTCATCGAGGCCAGCCCGCCGGCGGCGAGTACACTGACGGCAGCGATGGTGCGCAGCCACCCGGGCAGCCATTCGCCGACCGCCACCAGCGCGCGCAGCACCGCCGCGGCGGACTTAAGGGCGGGCACGAAGTCATTGCCGATGCCGACCGCAGCGGCTCGCAGAGTGGCCGTCGTTTTCGCCCACTGGACGGTAAATGATTTGCTCTGCTCGGCGAAAGCGCGGCTGGTGGCGCCGGTTGCCGCGTTCATATCCCCCAACGCAGCCGAGAAGTTCTCCGCTCCCTCGCCAGCGAGGACAGCCGCCCCCCGAAACGCGCGAATGTTGGGGAACAGGCGATTGAGCGCTTCAACGTTACCGCCGGCTTTCTGTCTGATGTCCTCCATCGAGGCCGAGAAACCCTTGCTCGCTAGGCCCGTCGCTGAGAGGTCAATGCCCAAGTCCTTCGCCGCCCGCTGCGCGTCGGCGGTCGGGCCGATGAAGCTGAGCAGCGCCTGGTTGAGCGAGGTCACGGCTTCCGCCGGCTGCACGCCCGCGAGCGTCAGGGCGGAGATCGCCGCGCCGACCTCCTCGATCGGCACCTTGGCGAGTGCGGCTGTCGAGACGACATCACCCAACTGCTGCGCCAGTTGGTCGTAGGTGATAACGCCGACCTTGACGGTCTGGAAGAGCACGTCCGAGACGCGATTCACCTCAGAGGCGCTCATGCCATAGGCATTCAGGACCGCCATGTTGGCCCGAGCCGCGGTCGCGGCGTCGGTCAGTCCGGCGGTCGCGGCCTGCGCCGAGATTTCGAGGATCTTGAGCGCGTCCGCGCCCTTGAATCCCGACGAGGCGACATCGTACAGCCCGCGCGCGAGCACGGCCGGTGCCTGCCCGACGCGCCCGGCCATCGACAGCACGGCTTGGCCCGTCTGCTGAAACTGCTCCTCGCTTTCCTCCAGGATCGAGTTGACGTTCCGCATTTGCGCCTCAAACGCGACCGATTCGCGCACGGCCACCGCGAGGCCCGCCGCGATGGCGGTGCCGAACCCGGCCAGGATGCCCGCCGTGGCCATCGCGGACCCGCGATACTGATCGAGCAGCGACGTGGCCTGATTCAGCCCCGTGCGGAACTGCGTGAGGTCTAGTTTGAGGTAGGCGACGACTTCGCCAACGGTCATGGCGCCTGTCCCCTGGGCCCCGCCTTCGGGGCGCCCTTACCGAGCAACTTGCTCATCTGCTCGGTGAACTGCTCGACCGACATTCCGCCCTGGCTATCCGTCTCGCCGCGCAGGCGCTTGGTCAGCCGCTGCAACTCGCCGAACGCCTGCTTGCTGCCCTGGGCGGCGGCTCCGGCGATGAAGTCGGCGTCCATCCGATCCGCCATCTCTCGCCCCTGGCTCTGCCTGATCGCCTCCGCGAAGAGCATCAATTTGCCTGGCGTCCACCGTTGGGTGATGATCTCCGGGTCGGCGATGCCGAACCGCGTCATCACCGGCTCATAGAGGGCGCCCGCCCAGCCTAACTCGTTCCCGTCAGACCGGGGAGCAGTTCGCTCGCGGCCTTGACGTGCTGGAGGGCGCCGGACACGTTTTTTAGTATCTCCGGCAGCTGGTTGACCTCGACCAGGGCGCGCGCGATGGCGCTCGCCTGGAGGAGGCTGGTATGCTGCGCCAGATAGTCTGGCTCCATCCCCCACAGGTCCTGGCAGATGGTCCCGAGCGACCGCGCGATGATGGGGGTGATGACCTGCAGCATCTGCTCCTGATTCTCTAGGTCCAAATCTGGATGATCGCGCACGATCGCGCCGATGAGCACTTGGATTTGTCCCCACAGGCGCTGACAGTCGGCGATCATCAACGGGCGGACGACCAGGACCTTGCGCCCCACCTGGAAACGCCGTTCGCCGGGGAAGAGAATCTGGTTCGCGGTCGCCAGGGGCGCCGCCGTGATGCGTGCCCAGCATCGATGGAACCATCCTTGCTCAGCCATACGCTCTCCTGTAGTTTGCGGGGGGCGGTGGATTGCTATCACTCTAGCCCGGGAGGAACTGCGAGCATCTGCGACCACCCCCACCGCCCCCGGTTTCGTGGGGCGACCCATGTGGCCGCCCCCTGCGTTCCGACGTGCGGCCAGCCGCTTACGCCGGGGTGTACTCGTAGATGCGCCCGACCTGGTCACCCGCCGTCCGACTGGTATCGGCCAGCGCCTTGATCTGGAGCGGGAGGTCAACTTGATCATCCCGATTCCAATTCAGGTCGCCCGGGCTCGTGATCGTGCACCGGTAGAGCTGCATCGACCACTCCTTGCTGCTCCCGGCCGGCAGAAAGATCATCACCTCCTGGATCGGCAGGTCGGTGTCGCCGCCGAAGGTCAGCATGCGATCGGCGCTGATGGTCGCGCTCAGCCCCCAGATGCGCTTGATGTTCTCAAGCGAGACCTCGCCCAGGGGCACCGTGACCGTAAACTCCTCTTTGATTTTGATGGTTCGCAGCGGCACTAGCGACTGATCGGACTCGATGTCCGAGGTCTCCACCGGATGCGACATATTGAGCCCGCCGTGGGTCTGGCCCACGTAGGCGCCATCAACGTAGACGGCCAGCGGCGCGCCCTTGATGAAGTTGTCGGGCACATCGGCGGCGGTCGCATAGAAATACAGCCCCTGCGCCAGGTAATCATCCGGCGTCACCTCGGCGTTGTCGGCCACCCCGATGTCCCAGAAGCCGCCCTCGTCGAACTCGGTCGCGTGGAGCGTGAGAACGAGGACCGTCCCGGACGTGTAGGCGACGCGCGAGGCGTTGACGGCCACCCAGGCGGTGTCGCCGAACTTGCGGACGAGCACCGCGCTCATCGTCGGCGCGTCGGTGAAGCCGGTGCCGGTGATGGTGATGGTATCCGCTGCCTTTCCGTGATCTCGTACCAGCTTAGTGATCGTGGCTGCCATGTTGGTAACCTCCTAACTCGATGGTCTGCGTAGATCGCAGAGGATGTTGAGACTGGCGAGATGGGCGGTCGCGTTGGCCGCCGTCTCCTCGCCTATCGAAGCCGGGCTTTGGATGGCCTGAATGGTCAGGGCGAAAATCCCGCTGCCCAAATTGAGATGTTGCTTATTGTGCAAGAGCGCATAGACCGCATAGGCCTTCTGCAGGCTCGCCTGCGGTGTCGCCGCCCGGGCGACGATCTGCAGCGTCGGATGCTCCCGACTGTTGTAGCGATCCGGGGGGTATCCGCCAGTCGCGTAGATCGTCACACAAGCCACCGGAGACGGCGGGCGCTTCGCCTTGAAGATCGTCGTCCCCACCGTGCCCTGCCCCTGCGTCTGCAGGTAGGCTGCGAGCTGGTCAATGAGCAGGCTCATCGCGCCAGCGCCTTCCGCAACTCGCCCTCGACATGCTTCTGGTACAGGTCGGCATGCTCTTTGAGCGGGTTCTCAAGGTACTTGGCCGTGCGGCCCTCGGCATGGTTGAAGTCGAGGCGCTCATGCTGCACCTCGGCATAGGGCGTATTGAAGCCCACCTGCCCTACAATCGCGTCGCCGGTTCCCGGCGTCGCGACCTGGCGCTCACTGATAGCGGGTGTGCCCTCGATTACTCCGACCGCGGTTGCTCCACCGACACGCCGCCCGTTGGCGGTGATGATCACGTTGCCGGTGCCTTCGAGCGTGCCCTCGTCGAGCGGGACGACCTGCATCGCTTTGCCCAGGAGGTGCTCGCTGTTGTCGGTGATGGCCTTGATGCCCGCCGCTCGACCGCGCTTCCAGACATTGCCGTCATGATCAAGCCCACGGACGAGCTCGGCGATGCCGGTGAACTGCAGCCCATATTTGCCTTGTGGCTTCGGCATCATGACCCCTGACTAACGAGATAAACCCGCTGCAGGATGCTCTCGCTCAAGCCTCGCGAGTCAGACATGGCGATCACGCTCAGCCAGCTCGCGCCATCGTCTGCCGACAGCTGATCGCCCACCGTGATGGCCACACTCGGGCCGAGCGTGACGCTTACGTCTGAGGTTTGCTGCTCGCCCTGGGCGTTGCGAACCAGATGTTGCTTGCGCAGCCAGCGGCCTTGAAGCGCGGTTGCTGCCGCGAATGTCGGCTGCCCATACCCGTCCACGCCACTACGCCGGCGCAACTTGAGTGCTTGGTTGAGGGCGAACTCGATCACGGCTTGCTCCCGGGCGAATACTCACCCAGCGGCAGATCGGACGTGCCGATGATGCCGAAGGGCGTGACGTAGCCCACCAGGAGCGCCCGGGCCTCGGCGCTGATCAGCGGCTCGGTGGCCGCCGCCGCGCCATTGCTCCCGTACGTCTCCGAGAGGCCGTCTACGGAAAACGAGGTCACGCCTGCCGCCTGCAGGGCGCGCCGTTTGTCTTGCTCGGTGCCCCTGGCCAGCAGCGCCAGGGCTTCTTCGCATTGGGCGTCTTTCACGCGCTGCGGGATGATGATCGTGCCGCTCGCATCGGTGTCGTAGAGGCGCGGGAACTTGAGCGCCTGCCCGACCACCGCCACGCCGCCGCGCGCAAAGAACCGATACTTCTCGATGGCCCGACACGCCATCAGCAGCGCCTTCGCCCGGTCACCAGTGGATGCGTTATCCCACGCCGTGGTGTTGAGCCGGGTCGAGAAATACGTCCCGGCATCCGTGGCGGTGATGTAGGAATTGGCGTTGGTGGCGCTGGGGGTGGCTACAATGGTCGGGTCGGGCATCGTGTACCTCTCTCGCTGGCGACTAGACTTCCTCGATCAGCCAACGCTCCTCGTCGCCCTCGCCGGCGGGCCGCTTCGCCCGCACGGAGTCCGGGCCGTAGTACCAGAGGAGATGGATCGCATGGGCAGCCGCGAACGCCCGCGGCTCCGGGAGCACGGTTAGGACGTGGCGCCCGTAGTGCGCCGTCACCGCCTGCTTCGTGCGGCTACGGAGCATGAAGAACTCGCCTGCGTTGACGGCCTTCTCCAGCGCGTCCGTGCGCGCCGGCTCCGGGAGCGCCATGAGATCGCTCAGCCGTACCTCGGGCGCGCCCGCCTTGGGGGTCGTCAGCGTCTCAGGTGGCGCCGGGGCGACGGTGGGTTTGTCGGCGGTCTTCCGCGCCGCCTCATTCGGGGGTCCTGCGGCTTCCGTTTTGGCTGCCATTTCGATCCTTCTCCTGCACTGCAAAGTCGAGGCAGGGGCCGGTCGGTCAAAGACCGGCCCCTGCGATCGCGCTTAGGTGGCGAGCGCCCCCATGACGATGATGTTCACAGGGATCGCCGCGGCGGTTTCAGCGTAGAGGTCGAACGATCCCACGAGGCAGTTGTAGACGCTGATCACGTCCACATTGGCCGGGGTGTTCGTGACGGGCGTCACGACGACGGTGTAGGCGGTATCGGCCATCGCGTGGCCGGCCTCCATTCCCACATCGCCATAGTCGGACTGGGTGTTGGTGAAGCCCAGCGTGGCGTTCTCGGTGCCGTTGCCGACCACGAGAGACGAGCCGCCGCCGGTGGTGGTGGCATTGAGGCGGATCTTCAGCCCCTCCGCCGCGCAGTTCGCGAGCGAGGCATGGAGCGCCGCGATCTTCGCCGCGCACTCCCCCGCGGTGGCGCGCGCCAGGATCGCCGCGTCGCCGGTCCCCACCCCTTCCGTGCCGCCATCCGCCACGCCGAGCTTCAACTCTTCGGTGCAGTTGTTGCCCGTCGCGCGGGTGATCACCACCGCCGAAGCGATCCCATAGTTCTCCGAGGTGATCAGGTAATGGTCAGTCGAGAAGGCGACCGTCACCGCCGAGAAGTCACCGCCGAGCGCCTGGATGACGCTCTGCATCTGCGCGGCGATCTTGATGCCGGTATTGCAGCCGCCGCCCGCCGACCAGTCGAAGGTCGCGAGGCTGGCTACTCCGCCATCCACCGCGATCATCAGCTTGTTGTCAGGCGAGGCGCTCATATCCTCGGAACAGCCGGTGTCGCCTGCCGAGGTCCCCTGCGTGCCCGCGACCGTCCAGGTTTGGGCGCCCACGGCGTTCGGGTTGATGATGAACGTGTTGCCCACCGTCAGCGCGAAGGTGCCATCCACCGAGCCGAGCAGGCTGGCGTTGTTGGCGCCGCCCGCGATCTGCACCGTGGTTGGATTCCCGCCCGCGATCGTCAGCTGCTTGCGCAGGATCGTCTCGCCGGCGGTGATGCCCACAAGGACGTTGCCGCCGCCCCCTTCATCGCCCTGAGGGCCAGCGGCGCCTTGCGGACCGTCGTCACCTTGGGGACCATCGTCTCCCTGGGGACCGGCGTCGCCTTGAGGTCCGGCGTCTCCTTGAGGTCCGGCGTCTCCTTGAGGTCCGGCGTCGCCTTGAGGCCCGGCAGTCCCTTGCGGGCCGTCGTCCCCCTGGGGACCAGCGTCCCCCTGGGGACCAGCGTCCCCCTGCGGGCCGGCGCCCGCCTCGGCGGTCTCAATCAGGGTGCCCAGGAGCACTTCCTTGGCGGCCGGGCACATCGCGTTCAGTTTTGCCTTTTCTGCTGCAGTGATCGCCATTATCCCCTCCTTTAGGGTTGGCTGCGGAACCGTCGATTAGGACAGGTCCTGCAGGCTCCCCTGGTGGTAGGGGTTGTTGACCCGAAGTTGCGTGTAGGCGATCAGCCAGAAGTCCGTGCTGTCCTTGGTCTGGCCGAGCGGCAAGATGCCGAAACTGGCCGCGTCCGGGAGCGCAACCACGTTGCGCAGATTCAGTGAGGCGCCCTGGCCCGAGGCCGGCGGCAGGATATGGAACTCGATCTGGTTCTCGTCCACGAAATCGATGCGACCAGTCGGGTATCCGGGGATCTTGATCAGAGGCCGACCTTCATACTCCAGCGCCTGATAGCCGCCGATCATAGTCGTCGGGTTCTGCTGCCGGCGTTCGGAGCGGAGCAGGTCCCCGTATTTGTACCACTGGGCCTGCCCGGTGTAGATCGCGCTGATCTCCGCGCCGCGCTCCTCCAACGTCGAGAGCACATCGCGCATCAGAATCTCAGTCAGGTTGCGCGGCGTGCCGCTGTTGTCATTGACGTAGGACTTCCACCAGGTGTAGGAGGCGCGGTCGAGGTTGGCGTAGGTGCCGGTGTCGGCGATCGCGGCCAGCAGGCCAGTGATGTCCTTGCTGGTGTTGCCGGTGCCATCCGTCATCAGTTGTGAGGTAATCTCTTTGCGGAGGTCGCGCAGGCCGTTCTGGACTTCGACCTGGACCGGGTCGGCGATCATGCCACCCGACGCGCCCGCCGCCTGCGTGAGCCCACCGACGCTGACCTCGACGCGGTTCAACTTCCAGGCCAACTCGGCGTTCTTGAACGCCTGGTTGCCGGCGCCCGCGGCGGCTTCCACTTCGGAATAGGAGGTCGCCGAGGTGTTCCCGGCGTACTTGGCCTTCCACTGCAGTTTCGCGCCCGCGCCGCGCTTGACGTTGCCACGGCTCTCCAGGCGCTGCAGGAGGAAGGTGTTCTCGGTCATCGCGGTAACCCAGGCGGCGGCGTAGGATTCTACGATCAGTTCCGCCAAGGTCGTCAACGTTGCAGCCATCGTGTCTGCTCCTTCTGGTTGCGGGAGGCTAGGCGAGTTTCTTCAGCCCATCGGCGAAGTGCTTGTCCGCCTCCTGCTGGGTCTTGGGCGGCTCCGGCGCCGGGGTCTCCCCGGGCCGACTCGCCCCTCCAATCGTGGTGCCGCCCTTCGGCTTCACCAGGTAAGGCTTGGCCTCGACCAGGGCGGTGATCGCCTCGTCGAGACCCGCGACATCGCCATTCTCTCCGACCGCAACCTCGGACCACTGAGGCAGGCGCTGCGCGAGCAGGTAGGCATCCGCAGGGTCAATGACCCCGGCGGCGGCCGCCGCCGACTCGAAGCGCCCGCGAATCGTGAGATCGTTGATGCGCTTCTCGGCGTCCGCTTTCTCGGCAGCGCGCTCGGCCCGCTCCTGCTCCAAGAGCGTCTTGAACTGGCCCTGCTCTTCGAGTGCCTTCCGCTCGTCCTCGGCCTTCGCGGCATTGATAGCCGCGACTTGGGCTTCGGCCTTGCGCGCGCGCTCTTCCGCCGCCTTCTTCTCGCCCACCAACTCCTCGATGCGCTCCTGGGCCGTCTTCCCGGCCTTCGGCTCGGAGGCCGGCGTCGGCGGTGCCGGCGGAGCCGGTGGTGCCGGCGGCACCGGAGGCGTGGGAGGCGATCCTCCTGCTGGCGTCACGTTCGTTTCGGTCGGATCTGGCATCGTCGTTGTTCTCCCGTTTGCGCCCGGCGGCGAATTGCCCGGATGCGCTCCGGGCCGGCGAGGTGTATCGGTTATCCGGGGATGGCCCCGGGTGACTCCTGCGCGTTCTCCATCTCGCGGTAGTGGTCGTTCAGATGCTTGAGCGCTTGCGCACGCGCCTCGCGCGACCAGCGCTCGACCTCCGGCGTCGGGTTCCAGCCCAGCCGCTCCATCCAGATCATCAGTGCGTCGCGGTTGACGTGCAGAAAGCCGTTGACGACCTGGTGATGCAGCCCCTGGGCGCCATTGAGGAATGCCTCGGCCTTGACGAGATCGGCGTTCTCGGCGGCGTTGATGGCCGCCACTGTGGCCGCCTGGTCAACCTCGTCCCAGAAGTCCGCCGAAAACTGCCCGTTGTCGATGATCATCGCTTGCGTCCCTTGGGCGCTTCACGGAAGCCGGAGGCGTGCGCGGCTCGCCCCTGCCCCTGCCGTTCGGCCTGGACCTTGGTCGGGTAGACCTTGCCGTGCTGACCCCACCGATAGCCCCCGTTGACCTTATGAACTGGCATCGTCTATCTCCCTGACGCACAAAAAAAACCGGAGGCGGGTTCCCTCAGTGGAAACACCACCTCCGATTCATGCGCCCATGAACCAGAAGCCCCACCTGACTCGCCTGATCAAGGCAAGTCAGCGGTGTCTCCCGAGAAAACCCGCCTCCGGTGTTTGTGCCGGCAAGCGGTTCCGCAATCTTCAGTTGTCTACTCGCGGGCCGCCCCGTCTGAGACGGTGGTCGGTGCGAGGTCCTACTATGTCATCGTATCACGGTTTCGCGCGAAGTGTGCCACCCACCCGTCCATCGAGGGCGAGACGCAATAGGCGCCGGATGCGCTGTAGCCGACGATAGGCGGTGCGACGACTAGTTCGGAGTCGCGCCGCGGCTTCGGGAACCGTCCATCCATCGCCAACGGCATAGAGCAATAGGAGTTCTTCGCCGGAGAGCGTCTGCATGAGCTCGCCCATGACAACCCGCAACTCCACGACCTCCATCCATCGGCAACTGCTCATCATCCCGTCCGCGTTTTCTGATCGTCGGCGTTCTGCGGCGATGGCTTCAGCAGCCTTATACGCTGCGAACGTATCACTCGGCGCCCGCGCGTGACGAGCGTTTGCGCCCAGGTCGCCTCGTCTGCCGAACACTCCTCGCCCCGCTCATCAAAGAACAGCGTCGTGGTTTCCGTCATGCCATCGCCTCCCACACGCGCTCGAAGGCATCTCGCAGGCTCTTTGGGGTTCGCGGGTATCGGGGGTCCGAGGTGGCTCGCAGCGCGTACAGTTCCGCAAACGTCTCGGACTCCTTGCCCGCCTTCGTCCAGGCGCGGCTGTAGTTAGTAATCCCATCGCGCTCGCGCCAAGCCGCGCTGAAGTCGCTCATCGCATCGGCGGCACCCCCTCGGCCCGTAATCGTCCGCAATTCCGCCTTGTTCCAGACGTGATGGCCGACTTCGTGTGCGGCATCGTAAGAATGCGTATACCCCTTGACCGTGGGGCGGGGTTGGTCGGCCTCGTAAACGCGAATGCGCCCCGCTCGGTAATCCCCGAGCGCTGTCCCTTGATATTTCGTGCCGGGTATCCGGCTCATCGTGCCGGGTCCTGCTACAGGTTGAATGCGTACCCCGCGCAGATGTTTCGGCGGCAGACCCCTCGTCAATGCGTCCAATTCCTTACGGACAGCATCCAGCACCGGGCCCTTGGCACTTCTGGCTTCTCCGCCGGCCAGCGATGCCGTCCGGGTCTGCCCCGGGAACTCCTGGCGGAATCTCTTCTGCAGTTCGGCGGGAGACTTATCGAGCAGATCGGGCGCGATCTTGCCCGCCGCCTTCTCCTTCTCGGTCGCGAGGTCGATCACGAATGGCTGAAGCGTGTGTTGGCAGTTTGGGTGAAAGGGTGGGCCGCCGCCGATCGCGCTGATGGGCGGGTATGCCGTTGGGTTCGGCGCCGCCCCGATGTAGACGATGGTTCGCTCATAGTAAATGCACAAATCTGGCGTACCCGTCACGCTCACCTGGGCCAACTCAATCCCATGCTCGTTGAGCCGGTTGACTGTGCCTTGCGTCATCGCCTCCCGCGTCGTCGTCCTGGCCACCATCTCGGTATAGCGGTCGAGCGGCCAGCGGCGCCCGAGCTTATCCTCGAAGTAGGGCGCGCCTTTGTCGAGCAGGCTCTGCTTGATCTCCGCGCTCACGGCTCGACGGGTCTTCCCCTCGGCGATCCCCTTGACCACGGCCTGCAGACTCTCACGGCGGAACAGATCATCCACACGCCGCCCGATCTGCTCGAAGGCAGCATTGGTGGAATTGAGGAAGGCGTCGGTGGCCGCCGCGACGGCCTGCTGGTGGACCTGGGCGAACACATCACGCCGGCCTCGCCCAGCAATCCCGCCGCTCGGTGGGCGCCGGATATTGATTCCTGCCTGGCGGAACTTGGCGAGTCCCTCGTCCGCGAACTCCATCGCGAGATCGTAGCCCCGCGGCATGTTCATCGCCAGCCAGGCGGCGGTCTGGTCGTGGAGATTGCCGAGAATCACCTGATACTGCCGCAGTAGTGCCATCGCCCGCTCGCGCTGCGCCACCGTGCTCGCCGCCTTGCTGAGCACGTCGAGCATGTCGGCGGCCGCGCGCTGGTAGACCGATACCAGCCCCTTGATCTCAGGGTCGAGCGCCGCCCGAAACTCGGCCACGCGACTCGGCGGCAGTTGCGGCATCGCCATTGGCGGATCGTCCTATGCCCTCGCCCGACAACAATCGGCGCAGAAGAGTTTCGGCCCGCGCTGATGAAGTTTCCGCCGATCGCGCTGTCGCCCGCAGCCACCGCACATCACTACCTTGCCAGACAGTTTGGGCTTCCGCTTGCGCGGCGCCTTCGGTTTGCTCTCGGCGCGGCGCGCGCTCGCCAGCAGGCCCGACACCAATGCGGCGGGCACTCCAAAGAACCCCATGCTCCGCCGCCGCCTCCGATTCAATCCCTGGTCGGCCATGTGTCCTCCTCGCCTGATACTGGATTTCGTACCCTTTTAACCCTTGGACCGTATCAATTGAAACGCTCGCCGCAGCGTCCGCTTTACCGCCGCCCCCGCCCGATAGAGCAGCCGTTGCCACCAGCGCAGGCGCAGCCACCACCGCGCCCGGGCGATCTTCACTTCCTCGGCGGCCATCAAGCGCCAGACTTCCTCGCGGCGATACCGCCCGAAGCCCATCTGCCGGCGGCGCCGCTTGTTCATCGGGCCATGAATCCGCGAGTGGAAGACCTTGCTCATCCTTGCCCGCCCTGGCCGTCTTCGTCGCCCTCATCGTCGCCCTGCCCGAAGGCGTCGCCGCCCGCCCCACCAGGCGCGCCCGTCAATACCTTCCGTCCTTCCGCCTCTGCCGCGATCCGCTCCATCTCAGGCCCGGCGTCGTCAACGCCGTCCAGGCGCTCGATTGCGGATTCGGCCGAGGTCAGGCCCGCGGCTATCCTGGTCGCCTCGTTTTGGATCATCTCAACCAAGTCCTGCGGGATACCATCCTGCCATTCAATCTCCGGCTCGGCGGGAGTGTACCCGCCCTTGCCGAACTGCGCCTCGAACTCCTGCGCGCAGAAGAGCGCTTTCCGCAGCGCCGCGTCGAAGAACATCTTCTTCCGGTTGATCTTCGCAATGGTCCGCAGCATCCGAAACCAGAGCGCGCGACCCGATTCCGCCACGCCGCCTAGCCGATCAATCCCAAATGCGGAGGGCGACGTTTCGGAGTGCAGCAGCACCAGGTCAATCAGCCGGTCTATCTGCTTCTCGGCGGCGGTGAGTTGGGCGTCCCAGGTCAGATAACTCGGCGGCTCCTCGCCCGGTTGTAGGTTGATGACCTCCAGGCCCGCGAGGTCCACCTTGCCCTCGGCGTCGATGAAGCGCGGCGGCATGACGATCTTTGGCGCGACGTGCTTGTCCAGCACGGTGTCCATCATAGTCAGCCGGTTGTTGATCGCCTCGAAGAACGGCTCCAGTCCCTCATAGTCGCTAATGCCCCAGTAGGACTCGCCCTGGAAGTTGGGGACATAGAAGAGGGGCATGTAATCGAGTCCGGTCTCCACGACCTCGTCCATGCCCTCGTACTCAGGCAGCGTATCGAGTGCCACCTGTGTCAGCCGCCGCTCGCCCGGGGCAACGCTCTCGTCGCGCACGAACAGCAGGTTGTAGATGTAGCCCGGCTCATGCTGCTCTACCCGCAGGTAACGCTTCCCGCCGACCGCCTTCTCCCAGGCCAGGGCGGTCCGCACCACGCGGTCGGCGTCGTCGGGGTCCAATTCGGGGAAATACAGTGACGTCGATACCTCGGAAATGATCGCCTCCTCGACGCCAGATGCGATTTCGGGGTGGCGCTTGCGCCAGGCCACCTTGAGCAGCGTGTCGCCGCGGTAGGACTGGCCGAGCGCGGCGCGATAGTTCATCCGGTGCAGGGAGTTGGCAGCCACCATGTTGTCGAGCGCCGATTGCTGGCGCTCCTGCTGCGGCCCATCCTGCTCAGTGAGTACCGGCCTATTGAATACTCTACGCCGGAACATCCTCGACACCCGATCAGTCAAGCGTCGCGCCACCGATCTCTGCTTTAGGTCGGGCGGCGCCGCCCTCACATTGATCTTCTCGCCGAACAGCAGATCGGCGCTGAGCAGCGAGATCGTCTTCGCGAAGTTGCTCAGGATGTAGCGGCGCTTTTCGTATGACGTCAGTTGCCGGTCGTACAGTTCCCGATGCCCGGAGCGGAAGAGCTTGCGATAGCGCTCATACTGCTCAAGCCGCGCTTTCTCCTTCGCCGGCGGGAACGTGTCGAACTGCGCTCGAATCTGCTCGATGTCAATCATGGCTATCTCCTTCTTCGGCTTTTCGCTTCAAGTCCAGACGGTAACGCCTCGTCTCCCCATCTATGAGCAATTCCTTCGCCCGGCCCTGCACCACTTTGATGCGACATTGGAGTTCGCCGTGATCAGGCGGCAGAGCAAACCGACGAGCGACCTCCTCTTCGATCGCGCGCGCCAGATTCACCGCCTCACGGCTGAGCGTCTCCATGCCTACCATCCCGCCGGCCTCTGGCGGCTGCCGGCCGCGACCGCCCGCTTCGCCGCCTGCAGCGCGATGCCAGCCGCGATTACCCGGTCGTCGAAATGCCCGTCCTCCGCGCCCTGCGTGCCATCCTCGCGACTCACGAACGACAGCATCTCGTCCACCAGTTCCGCGCTCCGCGGCTCGAACGCTTCCGATGATAGCGCCGCCGCCAGGTTGTCAACCAGCAGCGGCTTCGTGATCTGATCGGTCGGCCAACCCAACACCGGGCGCCCGCCGTCGTAGCGGACGTGAAAGTACAGGTTCTGGTAGCGGCAGGTATTGAGCAGCGTATTGAGCGTGCTGTGGCCGTGGTTGTTGCGCTCGACCGCCACCAGGCACTTGTGATACCAGCGGCCCAGGCAGTCGAGCAGATGAGCAAAGCGCTCAGGCGGGATGCGCCCATGCAGTTCCGCCGCCTGGCGTCCGGAGCGCCGATTAACGACCACGGCAGCCGAGGCATCGCCGTTCGCCAGCCCCTCGCCCACGTCGGCCCCGATCGCATAGCTCTGCCCGGGCGCCGGGTCTTCCCACACCAGCAGGCGCGCCGGCGCCAGCGACAGCACTTCCGTTTGTGCGCGCTTCATGGGGTGCGGGCGCTGGAGCGCGGTGATCATGCTCGGCGGCTGAGCGGCGGCGATGACGGCCATGCGCTGGCGCAGGAGGTCGGTCTCGAACACGCACCGACCCGTCGAGAGGAAGCAGGAGACATCATCCTCGGGATATTCCTGCTGGAAGCGCTCGCCCAATTCCGCGATTTGCGCGCGCCGCCAGCGAATCTGCCCGTGGCTGAGTCCATGCGCTTTCGCGAGCGCGCCCTCTTCCTCGGTCAATTCAAGCGGCTCGCCCGGTAGCAAGTAACTCGGATCATCGAACCAGCGGAAGAAATGTGGCGTGTACCCGCCATCGGCGCCCTTCGCCTGCTGCCAGCGCTGATGAAACTGATTCAACCCGTTCGCTGTGGACTCGATAACGATTTGGCCTTCTTCGAGCGGCACCGCCTGCGTGACGCTGGTCATGGTCTCGTCGGGGTCCGACCAGAAGGCGAACTCACTGCAGAGCAGGTTGTTGATCGTCCCGCCGCGCCCGGTGTCCTTCGTGCCGGCGGTCAGAACGTAGAAGGCCGACTGCGTCTTCGGCCAGAACAGTTCGCGGCGGTTTGAGTAAGCGGGCGGGCCCACGAGTGTCTTTGCCTCGACCGGCAGCCGATCCCAGAACAGCCGCACGATGCGGAAAATCTTCTCGGTCGAATCGAAGTTGTGGGCGACGACGGCGCTGACGGTCCCGGGAACCAAGAGCGTCTTCGTGAAGAATCGCCCGCACGTGTAGGTCGTGAATCCGAGTTGCCGCGGCTTGAGGATGATGTCGCGGCCCGTGTAGTGCTGATCGAAATACTGCTGTGCGGAGTTGGGGAGGAAGGGGATGATAGCGCCGTCTTTGCGCTTGATCTGAAGATGGCTCGCGATGAAGGTCGCGGGCTCAGCCACCCCATAGGCGACGGGATCGCTGACGCCCCAGAATAGGGCTCGCGCAATTTGCTGATTCGCCAGGGCGTCCATCATCGGCGCCCGGCGAAGGTCAAGCTCAGCCGTCGCCAACCGGGCCCTCCTCTACCGATCTACTCAGCGCCACGCCTGCCGCCTTGAGCGCGGCGTGGAGCGCCTTCTTCCGCTGCTCATCTGTGATCTCGCCCACGTCGATCTGAATCGGCTTCTCGCCGCCCTCGAGCTGCATCCGGTCCCTGCGGCCCCACATGGCCGGGAACTTGCGTTCGAGGTAGGTCATGGCCGCTTTCCAGTCGCTCCCCATTGCCATCTGCACCAGCGCGACCGCCCGCATATGCGATTTAGTCTCGGCCTCTTTTACAGCCTGCATGAACTGCAGATAGGGCTGCTCCAATGCGGGGACGGGATCGAGCTTCTCGGCGGCGTGTCCGCGCTCAATCCATGAGTAGTAAGTGCGGTTAGCAATCCCCGCGTAATCCGCCGCGACCTGGGCATAGTTGCCTGCCGCCAACGCCTCGATGACCTTCGCCTGCACCTCGGGCGTCAACTTTGAGGGTTGACCGATCTTCGCCGAGCGTCGCTTGCGCTTCGCCGGCGCCTTGCGTTTTGGTTTTGTCGCCTTCGCTCTAGCCATCCACCTTCACCGCGCTTTCCCCGGTGTAGGACTCGAACCGGGCGATTGCTACTTCGCAGTACTGAGGCTCCTGCTCCATCGCATAGACGGCTCGCCCCGTTTGCTCTCCGGCGATGATCTGGGAGCCACTGCCGGAGAAGGGCTCGTAGCAGATCGCGCCCGGGCGGGTGTGGTACTCGATCGGAATCATGAAGACCCGGTTGGGTTTGCAGGTTGGGTGGTCAGCACTCTCGACCTCGCTGCTAGGAATCTGCCAGACCGTTGTCCCGAAGTCACCACCCATGGCATGTTCGAACGCCGGCTTCTTCCGCCGTATCCACCCGAAGAAACAGGGCTCATGTTGCCACAGATAGGCCGAACGCGTCAGAACCCCCCGGCTCTTCACCCAGACGATTTGCTGGTGCACGAACGCCCCGACCGACTCCCATACGCGCTCCAACATGGCCTGGTTGCGGCTGGCGTGCCAGCAGTACCAAGCGGCGTTCTCTGCGATGGCCTCGTTAATGGCGACTTGGCAGAACGCCCGATAGAACTCCTCACCCTTCGCCGCATCGTCCCAATTGGGCTCGACGTAGGTGGCGGACCAGTCCTTGTTGGTCTTCGGGCGAGTGCCAGGGTGGTTGGTGCCGTCATAATTCACGAGATACGGCGGGTCCGTCGCGAAAAGGACGGCGCGCTGTCCATTCATCAGCCGGCGCACCTGTTCGGCATTGGTACTGTCACCGCACATCAGCCGGTGGCGGCCGAGTTGCCAGATCTCACCCACCTGCACCCGCGACACCAACTCGGGGGCCGCCGCCATTGCCTCGGCCAGGTTGAACGTCTCCTCGTGCTGATTCAGCCGCGCCAGCAGGCCTTTCAGTTCCGAGTCGTCGAAGCCGGTGGCCGCCAGGTTCCCCTCGGCATTGATCTGCTGGAGCAGCGTCGCGAGTTTGTCGTCGTCCCAGACCGCGAACTGGGCCGTCTTGTTGTCGGCGATAGCCGCGGCCTTTGCCTGCTCCTCGGTCAAGTCGAGGAAGATCACGGGGACGGAGGCGAGGCCTGCCTTCTTCGCGGCCTCGATTCGGGTGTGGCCGGCGATCACGGTGCGATCTTCACGGCGGGCGAGGATCGGGTTAGTCCAGCCGAAAGCCGCCATCGAGCGCAGGACGGGCTCGACCGCCGCCTCGTTCTTCCGTGGGTTGTCGGCCCACAGTTTCAGCGAGGCGAGTGGAGCGTTCTCGATCTGGAGATCGGGGACGCGAACCGACCCGCCCCCGACCGGCAGATTCGCGCCACGTTGGCCCACGTTGCGCTTTCGCGCCTGGGGTGGCCTGGTAGTGGCGGGATGCGCCCTCGTGGCGCCTGTGGCGCGTTTCCTCGGCTTGCTTGGCATTCTCGCTTATCTCCTCGCCGGTCCTAACACGCCGAAAGGCGGCGACTATCCCCGATCGCTCGGAGACAATCGCCGCCCTCGGTATTCCCGGCTAGACGGCGTACCTATTCAACTCGTCGGCGGGGCGCTTAAGCCCCGGTGCTACTCGTCCACCTTTTCCATGGTCAAGCGATACCGCTTACCGTACTCTAGCAGTATAGCCCCGCACTCGCCCACCGCCTGCCCATCGTTGAGGCGGACGGTGATCGTTACCTCCGGCGTGCCGGGGACGCATTCGATGAACGGACCCGGCTTTCCGCTGTCGAGAATAGCGCGTTGATGGTCAACTTCCAGCGCCGGACGCTCGACCCCTGCCGGCGAGGTCTTCTCGATCAATCCCTCAACGCAGAATATCATTGCGCTCATCTTTTCCCCTGCACATGAATCGAATGGCTGATCGCGTCGTTGCCCGGCCCGAGGTCGAACCGACACCACCCGCGCTCATCAGTCAAATGCCCGTTGATATGTTTCGTGACCGCCCACCGCACCAGATGCCGGATGATCTTTTCCACGGGCGTCAGTTTCTCCCCGTCTGTGAAAGAGAATATCACTTTTTCGTTGACTGTCAAGCCAAAGCGGTCCATGCCCACCCCCTCATGTCATCGCACACCTCGCCGTCAGCGCAGCACGCGCCAGCACAGCTCATCCCTCGCCGTCACTCCACTACAGGACACTCCGGCGCAGAGCAAGGCTCGACGCCACTGCACTGCAGAACACTCCACCTCATCGCACACCTCGCCGTCACGGCACCCCAGCCCATCCCACGATAGGGCAATGCAAGCCTCGCCGTCACGTCATGACACTTCATCCCATGTCTCGACGCCACCGCACCCCACACCACATGCCTGCACCGCAGGCCACTTCTCGCATCCACTTCACCGCAGGCCGCGCCGCCGCACGTCATTGCTCGCAGTCAAATCAGTACATAACAGACCTCGCCGCCAGGGCAATGCAAGCCAAGCAACTCCACCGCATCGCACGACACGGCTCGCCGTCACTCCACTGCAGCACCAGCACACAGCACTACAATACTCACTCTTTCGGGTTGACGGTGAACTGGTACCGGCCATAGCCCAGACCGCGTTCCGCTCCGTACCCATGCAGTTGGCCATACTCAAAGAGGGCCTGCATCAGTTCGGGCGTCACGACGCCGTCGCTGAGGACCCGAAGCGTGAACCGCAGTGCCCCGCCCTCGATCCAGTCGTTGCACTTGATGGCGGACCGGGGGCCCTGGCGCGTCATCACCTGCACGGCGTGTTCCCACTGGCCGTCAGGCTCGGTGATCGGTTCTCCGGTCGCTCTCAGCAGCGGAACGTGCTCCTCGGCGACGTAGACCTTGTTCGCCACCATCGATCGGAGCGGCACCGTCGCCGGAGACGAACTCTTCTTGGTCACGCGCCTCATCTCGGGCAGGCCCTTGATTTGGTTGGCGCAGTCCTTCAGGTGCGCCTTGATGGTGTAGCCCTCGACGAACAGACCCGCCTTGTTCCGCTTGAAGACGAGTCGCGCCGCGAGTTCTTTCTGCTCCGCTTCCTCGCGCTTGCGCTCCTCATCCGACTTGACCTCGGCCAACGACTCCTCGAGCAGGTCGGTCAAGCCGCGCGTCTCCAGCCAGGCGGCCATCACCGCCGGGTCGGCGGGCGTCCCCGCCATAAGTTTTCCCGTGAATCTCCAATCCACTCCGTAGTCTGCCCACATTCCCTTCTCTCCCCTCTTTCAGATTTGGACTTGCCCGAAGAGCAGCCCGGCCGAAATGATGACGGCCTTGCGATCCGTCTCCGACAGCGGCTCCAGTGCTGCCGTGATGGCGCGGAAGGCCGAGAGCTTGGCGTCGCTCTCGCCGCCCAGCATCGGCGGGGTCCCCGTCGTCGGGGCGTTCGGCAGCAACCCGGCAAAATGGACCTCAGTCGGCTCGGGCTTGGGCGCCACTGCGAGCACTTTCGGCTTGGGCTCTGGCTTGCTGGGCTTCTTCGCCCGAGGCTCCTCCTTCCGCGCATCGGGATGGAGCGTCTTATATTCTGGCAGGCAGGCCGGACAAATCCAGACGTTCCGTCCCCGCTCTGCCCCGCCCTTGAACGTGTGGAAGCCGTGCTGACAGACCTTCATGCCGTTGGACTCGGCCAGGACCGTGTTGCGGATGATCCGGTCGCTAACCCCGAACTTCTCGACTGCCTCCTGGATGGGGTGACCACCCATGCAGAAGTCAAGCACTTCCCGGCCGTTCAACTCCACCTTCATCCCCTTCGCCATCCCACCTACCTCCCGTTGATTTTGGTGACCGGGCACACGGCCCGGTTGATCGCCATGATACCGATGCAGACTGCGTCCGCCTGGTGCTCATCGAGCTCGAGGCCAACGAGCCCCCGGGCAGTCGAAATCATCTGCGCCTTGCTGGCCTGGCCGTGGCCCGCCAGTGCCTTCTTGATGCTCTGTGGCGCGAACTCGGCGAACCTGATTCCCCACTCTTCCGCGGCTGCCCGAACGACCGCCTGTTTGGCCGCTTGCGAGAGTCCGCGCTTGGCATACTGGTCATGCCTGCCAGAGAAGGGCCGCTCGGTCGCGATCACCTCGGGCCCGAAGAGCGTAATCAGCATCTCGATATATGCCTGCAGTCGATGCAGCGGCCAGGCGCGGGTCCGCTGAATCAACGCCAGCGAATATCGCTGCTGGTCAGACTGCACGACGGCCACGGCGCCCTGACTCCCCAGGTCCACCCCGAGCGCGATCATCGTGCCTCCTCGAACATCGCGAGTTGGCTGCGGAGTGCATCGAGCGCGCCGGCGAAGTTCGGGAAAATGTCGGCCAGCCGTTCGGCGAACACGTTGCTCACCCGCCAGACCTGCTCGGCCTCGTCGTACTCGCGGAACTCGGCCGGGACCTCGCGCTTGATGCGCTCCAACGCCTCGCGCCACGCGTCGCCTTTCCCGCGCCAGGTGAACTGGAACCAGTCGCCATCATCGCGGGTCACGATCTCCAGGTCGAGCAGTACGGCGGTCATGGTTTCTCGCCCCCGATAATTTCCGCCAACGAGGCCCGGTTCTCCCGAATCTCCTGCAGCCGTCCTCGCATCCACCAGCCGGTGAGCAGGCAGGCCCACATCACCGTCTCCATGTTGGGGCGCTCGTCCATCCCAGCCACGGCCTGCGCAACGCCGACGCAGACGCTCTGCACCTTCGGTCCGGTCTCACGCAATACGAAGTCGGTCACGACCGGGTTGGCCGGAATGAGTTTCGCGAGCGCCTCCATTTCCTGCTCGGTGATCTCGTGCAACATCGGGTCGCTCATCTCGCGTTCCGCCCCCGCCCGCAGCGCAGGCAAACGTCCACGCGATCCTCCTCCGACCTGAGAATGGAGTCGCTATAGCAGAGCATGAACATCTGCCGCAGCCAGCGATGGAAACCATGCCGGCAGAGCCAACTCGCGCGACCGCGAGCGCGCAGCATCTCGGCGCGATACCGCCGCAGCGCCGACTGCGCCTCAGTCATGGCGAGTGCCCAGGCCGCGAAAAACTCCGTCAAATCACGCGTCTTCCTCATATGCACAGGCTCCCTTGTGCGACCAGGTCGCGTTCCGGCACGCGCAGGCCCGAATCCCCGGCGAGCAGCCGTGTGATGCGGTCCCATCCCTCGCTTGCCTTCTCGCCGTATATGCCGACCAGGCGCCATTCCTCAATCGCGCGATCCTCGGTCGGCCGCTTCTCCATCCTGCATCCCTGCTGCCGCAGGTCCCACAGACGGGCCCCGTAACGCCAGCCCACCAGATCGTGCAGCTCGGTGGTGCGATGCCACTCGAAGTCGCTCAGGATGATGAGCAGCCGATCGCACTGCGTCCTCGCGTTCTCCATCGCCTCTCGTCGTTGTCGATCCATCATCGCCTCCTAAATCATGCAGTTGCAGACGTTGGCGTTCGGGTCCAGGCCGAGCATGGCAAACGCGTCAAGCGTCTCCTTGCAACATGACATATCACCGCACTGCTCACGCAGTTCCTCGAGCAGGAGTCGGTAGATGCTAACGCGCCGGTCGAGCGGCAGGCGCCAGGGGTGCGTGCCCCACGCCTCGTCGTGATCGAGGCGCTGCAGCAGGTCGCGCTGGAGGGCATTGCCGCGCAGCATGGCTGTGTAGCCGGAGCGCGTGAAGCGCAGCGTGCCGAGCGTGATGCGCTCGGGTACGAATGCGCTGGCCTGAATAGCCTTCGCCGCCCAGCGCGCCCCGTCGAGGTCTATCATCGGGTCTAGCCGAACCCGAATCCGCCAGCCATGTCGCGCGAGGATGAGCGCGTGCTCGATGAGGTCTGCGTTCTGCGGCGCGCCCGACAGATCGTGCCACCGACCCTCCGTGTCCCGATAGAGCCGCTGCGCCAGCGACAGCGAGACGATCACGCTCTCGGTCGGCATCACGCTGTGGAGCATCGTCGGCAGGGACTTACTGACCAGCAGCAGCGCGTGGGCGTGCTGGCGGCGGCAGATAGCGATCAGCCGCTCCGCCAGGTGCGCCGCGATCTCCGGCGCCAGCGAGTCCGAGAGTTCGCCGATATTGAGGACGCTCGGCCCGGCTTGCGCCTTGAGCCAGCCCTCGACCTGGCGCTCGATGATGGGGATGTCGTCCTCCGTCGCATCAACCGGCCAGCCGAAGCGGTAGGTTCCCCCGAGGAAGCAGAAAGTGCACGCGTGGGGGCAACGCGCCACGAAGGCCAGGCGCGAAAAGCCCGGGCAGATGACGTTGGGATCGGTCGGCTTGAAGTGCCCGATCCACCGCTTCGCGTTCCGCTTCATGCGCTCAGTGACCGACATGCGCCAACTCCTTTCGCTCCGAGAGCCGCTTTCGATCGCGCGCCCAGCCCTGCAGCATCGCCCACACGCCGCAGCGTCCGCGGCGCGGCATCAACTCCGCCAGCGCCCCAATGGCCAGCGCCAGCAGTTCCTCGGCCTCCCCGTCATGGGGTTTCCGGCAGAATTCTTCCCAGGTCATGCTTCCCTCCGATTCTCGACTTCGGCGAATCGCTGCCGCCAGGGCTCCCACCACAAGGCGATTCTCGCCAGGGGCCCGTTGCGCTGCTTGGCAACGAGCAATTCCACCTGGCGCGGCGTGTGCGCGTCCGCCTCGGGGCGGAAATCCGGGTCGAAGAGAAACAGAATCAAGTCGGCATCGTTCTCCAGGTCGCCCGTCTCTTTGAGGTCGGCCAACGAGGGCCGGAAGTTCTCGCGCTCGCTCGCCGGCCGGCGCCGGAGTTGACTCAGGCCGATCACCGCCACCCCCAGGTCGCGCGCAATCTCCTTCAGGCCCCGCGACACTGTGCCGACCTGAATCCGGCGCTCGTCCCGGCCCCGCACGTTGACGAGCTGGACATAGTCCACGACGATTACCCGCGCCCCCTCGTCGAGCACCGCCCGCCGCGCCATGCGCTGCAGTTGCCCGAGGTCGAGCGATCGGTCGAAGATCAGCAGCGGCGTCTTGTCGGCCCGGACCCCAATCTCCATCACCTGCTGCCAGCCGTGATCGCCGAGTTGCCCGGTCCGCAGGTTCTGTCCGTCCACGCCGGCGCGGTTTGCGATGATGCGGTCCATCAATTCCGGGGTGGACATTTCCAGGGAGAAGAAGGCCACAGCGTGGCCGGCGAATGCCATGTGGGCCGCGAACTGGATGGCCAGCGCAGATTTACCGCGCGACGTTTGGGCGGCGATCAGGGCATAGTTACCTGGGTGCAGGCCCGTCGTGCACCAGTCGAGCGCCTCGATGCCGGTCCGCAGACCCGTCACGTGCTCATCCTGCTGCGCGCGGCGTTCAAGTTCCGCAATCTTGGCCGTGATGGCCTCTGGTAGGCGCGTGAAATCAGCCTTGCCGTTGGTGGCGTATCGCTCGCCGATCTCGGCCATCATGCGGGAGCATTCCTCGAGCGTCGCACCGCCGTCGGCGCACTGGTGGGCCAGGCTCCCGATCCGCAGACCCGTTTCGATTAGCCGGCGGCGCATCGCCATCTCGCGCACGGTGGCCACGTAAGCCTCTACGTTTGCCGCGGTCGGGACGGCGTCGAGCAACGTCGCCAGGTAGGGCAGCCCGCCAATCTCCTCGAGGACACCCTCGGCGCTCAGGCGCGTCTGCAGGGTCGTCATGTCTACCGGCATCCCACCCTCGTGCATCGCCACCAGGACGCGAAAGAGAAGGCCGTGCGGTTCGCGGTAGAAGTCCTGCTCCACCAGGCCCAGGTCGAGGGCCCGTCGGATCGCGACACGTTCGAGGATCATGGAGCCGAGCACGGATTGCTCCGCGACCATGTCCTGCGGTGGCAGTTGTTCCAGCAGCTCCATCATTCCTTCGCCACCTTCTCGGCATGGGCCATGAGGTCATAGACATCGGGATAGTCCACCTGGCGCGACTCGCCGCCGTTCCTTCCTGGCGGCTTCCCGGCCCGCGCCATCTCGTCCCACATGTCCCGGAAGTAGAACATCGTGCCGGGCACGCTTCGCCCGGCTGAGGCGCGGCCCTCGAGGCGCCGCTCCATTGCCTCGATCATGGTCTCCGTGCCCATCTGCTCCGCCCATCCCTGGACTGCTGCGCGAAACGTCGCTCTCTCAGGGAGGCTTTGTGTTCCGGGATAGACGGGGCGTCCTGACCCCAGGTGTAGCCAGGCATCTACGACCACTCGGAACAGGGGCTCCGGGTCAGTGGGAGGCGGCGGAAGTTCGCTCGGCCGACCATCATCGCCGTTGGGCCGTTGGTCTTTGGCCTCTTCCGTTGGTTCACCAGGATCGGGAGCGCCCGGCCCCTCGCGCGCGCACGCGCGCCTGTGCTCTGCTCTTATCTCCTCTTCTCTTATCTGCTCTTCTCTAGGCGTTTCATCCTCAAATGAAACGCCGTTACATGGCTCATCGGAAAGTGCTTCTGCGTGCTGCTTTTTCCTCTGTTCCCGAAACTTTTTTACGCGCTTTTTGACACCATCGGGCGTTTCACTTTCGACCTGCCTTTGGCGTTTTTGGAAGTTGTTTAGGCGCAGGATGCTACCAGCACGAAGGGAAATCATACCAAGTTTGCGGAACAGAGTGAGGGCAACGGCGACGGTCTCGGTCGTGTTTCCATCGTCAAGGTGGGATAGGTCGAGGAGTTCTTGTGTGGTCAAGCCGATGCCAGGGGCTTTACGTACCAGGCCGCGTACACTGGACTTGCTGGCCTGGCACATGAGCGTGACCCAGAGACGGAACTGTGCATCGGTGAGTCCGGCGATCTTTGCGTCGTCAGGCATGTCGTGGAACATCCGAAACCATATCAGTTCTGCCATCTGCCCACCATCTCCCTGCTGCCATGCCGAACTGCCTTAGTCCGGGTCCGTGGCGCCCTTGCCACGGAATGCTGCTGGTGCCCTAAAAGACGATTAGGTGTTTGCCGTCAAACGCAATAGGCCAGTGCCCATCCCGATACACCCGCATCATCAAGGAGAAATAGGGGTGCTTGCCGCCCATGATTTCGGCAGCGGCCCTGGCAGCGGCCCTGGCAGCGTCCCCGGCAGCGGCCCCGGCAGCGTCCCAGGCAGCGTCCCCGGCAGCGTCCCCGGCA